GCCTGGGTTGGGCTACTCATCGTAGCCAGGGATAATGGATTGCGACAGACACCCACAATTGATTGGTGTGCCAGGCCAGACTTGTTCACCATCAACTTCGCTGTAAACGCCATCATCAACATTATACTCCATCCCATCCCACTCTTCGTGTTCTTCTCTTGGCGAAACGCTGGCTGATGTGTGAATCCAAACTGCCTTACTGATTCCGCAGTCTTTCTGCCTGGTCTGATGGAATTGAGAAGTCATCTTGTTGTTCTGGTCTCGCGCTATTAGCGAGGCCCTGCGCTCAGTGATTCCAAACTCATCGCGCAAATCACTGGTGAAGCCAACCACATCACGCCCATGCTCCACGCTATTTTTGGCCAGAGTCCTGATCCGGGAGAATGCTTTTGCTGGGATGCTGGGCCCACCACCAACTGCCTTGGTGCTGATGAGGTCAACATTTTCTCGCAGATGACCTTTAACTGTTTTCTTGAATGCATCAGTGATTGGCAACTTCACCTGGAAGCTGTCCCAGAACTGTTTGGCATCCATCACCACTTCTTCATGGGTGTGTGGTGGTGGTTTTGGAAGCGTAATTCCGACAGCAGCAAGTGATGCAGCAAATGCTCGGTCGGTATGCTCAGCAGCACGACGAACAAAGCTGAAGACAAGATCATTGGCGCAATGGTCCCATGTGCGGATCCACTTTTCTTCCAGAGTATCAAGAGCGTGTGCCATCTCGCCATTGGGAAAAGTCTGCGGCAAAATTGGCTGCGGTGCATCTCTGTAGATTGGAAGCACGCTGCGCATGATGTCATCGTTCATCTGGCGAATACCGTGGATCAGCTCGCGCTCATACCAGAGCTCAACCGCTGCGCTTGGAGGCACAGGGTTGAGTCGGACTGGGTTGGGCCCAGGAGCACGTAGGGTGATCATCAGTAAGTGCCACCACGAGCGTGCCAAGCAGCCAAGCGATGCGATGCTGCTGCAGCGCCATGATGCTCACCATTCTTGTCGCTGTTTTCAGAGGCAGCGACATGAGCACGCTCAGCCTTCATGTGATCGGAAGGCTTTCCTGTGGCCTGTGCTGTCTTGGAAAGGTTGAGCGCATGCATCGCCATATTGCGATCGTTGATGTCAGTCTGGTTTTTGTATGGACCAGAAGCAGCGATGCGTGCCTTAGATTCTTCGACTGCCTTCTTGGCTGTGGCAACAGCACGACCAGCATGAACCAAGGACTGTGCCTGATAGTCCTTTTTGGAATTAAGATTTCCAGCGCCACCACCCTTGTGCGGGCCAGAGCCAGGTCCACCATCAGCAGCGAGGGTGACTGATCCTCTCAAGTCTTTGCTCACTCTGCCTCCTTCACCACCAAGTAGCGATTCTTGGTTAGGTAGATGTCAGATGGAGTCATGTCGGTGGGATTGCTGAGGGTGATGACGCGATCAAGCATAGGTGCCTGGCCTTCAAACTTATCCCACACCTCAACTACGACCTTGACGGTCGTATTGGTATCAGCGTTCTCAATGCGAATTCGCTTGGTCATTTGGGCGCCTCAACTTCGGCAGCAGGAGCGTCGCTAGGAGCCTCGGGCTCCTCATGGGGGAGTTCGGTGCTGGCTGGGGCGTCCTCGTGGACATCAATGCTCGGCGCTTCGCCCGCAGGCTCTTCGGAAGCCTCAGGAACAGCCCCAAGGCTCACCATATTGGCAATGCCAATTGAAGGAGCGCCATCAGCGCACTCATGGACATGAGAGATCATCATGTCGGTGCCAGCGACATCAGTTTCTTTACCACAGCAGATGAATTTGTAGCGGGACATCGGTGCTCCTTGGGTTAGGCCAGCGGCCACATGAGAAGAAGGGAATTGCTGGTGACTTCACCAGCCACACCAGGTTGAACCTGAGCGCGAAGATCAGTCATCGGCTGGAAGATAGGCAGAATATTCATCGACAGAGAGCTGAGAACTGAGGCGAGCGGAAAATCAAATCCGAGATAGATGCCATTGCCACCAGAAGTGCAGCTCATCCGGAAGCGTCCGTAGTTGGCTGCATTATTTGAAGCACCATAAGACAGCTGCGTCATGCAGCCAACCCACCCAGCAGGAATGGTGTAATGCGAATTCGCCCCGATATTGTCACCAGCATAGATGAAGCTGTAAACCAGAGTGGTAGTGACAGGGACGCCAGCTGCGTAGGTATTGGCGCTGGTGGTGACATAGATGTTGCCAGCATTTGCAAGACCAGAGCCAACCTGCACAACCTCGCAGCCCTGGATTCGATATGCCTGGCCAACCCAACCCAGCGAGACTGGCACCTGGATGCCAAAGTTGTTTATGTAGGCGACTGAGTTTGGAACAGTGACAGCAGTCTGACCATTCAGTGAGTAGTTGGCGATACACTGCTGGCCGTTGATGTCCAGGAAGTAGAGGTTCACTTTCTGCGCACCAGTTCCAGCGAGCGTATCAGCCACGTTGTCGCTGACGATGGCTGGAGTGAATGCCACAGTTGGATTCGCTCGCACCTGCTGACCAGAAGCGATCGAAGGATAGCCCCAAACATCGCACAGCTGAGATGTAATAGGTGCAGTCGTGCGACCACAAACAATTAAGCTAAACAGCGTGCTGTTCTGGATTGCGCGCGAGAAGTTGACGGCAGCAGGTCCACTCAGGAGCGTGAGAGGATCGCCACAAGGACAGAAGGTGATGGTCATGGTGCTCTCCAGGAGTTAGATGTGGGATGCTTCAGCTCGGTGTGATGCGATTGCAGCCTTGTGTGCGTCGATGTAGTTCTCGTGAACCACGATCGCTGGACCTTGGGCCGGGAGCAGGGCCTTCTTGTGAGCGTCCAGGGCGCGTTGGTGAGCCGCCACTGCTTTTTCGTGTAGTCCTCTGCTCCCGGTTCTGTTCGCCACATTTGTGGCTTTCTGTGCCACTGCACTGTGCTTCATCGCAGTGATGGTTTTGTCTTCATCGCCAAGACCAATCGGCCCAGTATGCTGGTTTCCAAACCACAGGTTCTTGTCCATGGCATATTGCTTTGCATCATTGAGCATCATGAGGGCAGCATCCTGAAGAACTTTCTTCTTGGGTGGTGCTCCTGCCTGTGCGTCTTCATCCTCATCAGGATCGTCCTCGTCCTCCTCGCCAGCATCAGCAGGCTGTCCTGGCTGACCAGGCTTTGGAGTTACACCACCACCAGGCTTGCCACCCTTGCCACCCTTGCCAGGAGCAGGCGGAACTTTCGTTGGGTCAATCATCTTGCCTTCTGGCAAATTCACATCAAGACCATCGTAGCCGGACTCTGGGTCCCCAGCGATACGCTTGCGAACCTCTTTTGGCGAGACCACGCCAGCATTGATGTAGCCAACATCAGTGGTTCCGTTGGCTGTGCGAATTGCGCTCTTGTCTTTTTCATTCATCGACACGAGATCGACAAAATCAAAAACGATGTCATCGTAGATCCTGCCAAATTTGCTGAGCTGGATGATGCGAAGGAGATTCGTGAGTGGCTTGCGGAAGATCGCTTCCTGCATCGTATTGATGTGGTTATTGAAAATGGTTATGTCAGTCTCTGCGGTCGCAGTGAGTCCCACAGGACTAAGACCAAACAGAATGGTGAGGGGAGTTTTCGCCACGCTCGCCATGTGCTCTTGTGCCTGCGCCTGGAGTTTGTCGAGGCCACTGAGTGAAGTTTCAACCTTGGCGAAATCTTCAGTCTCCTTATCGCACATGAAGACGCCTTGGTTGTTCTGACACTGAGTGTAGAACTGAACTCGTTTCCTGAAGTTTTCATAGTTGGTCCCCTGCAGAACACCACTCATGTCGGTCTTGAATACGGTGGTGGAGAAATTCTTGAGGAGACGCCCAACACTATCACGCGTGGTGAGCCAGTAGTCAACATACGGAATCGCAAGCTGGCTGAGACTCATGCCGCCGAAGCAGTAGACAGGCTTCAGAAGATCAGGCACAGGCCTGGAGCAGAAGTGCAGCATGCGTGATGCGTGGATCTCTTTGCTGTAGATGAACCAGCTGCTGGGCTCATAGTAGTCGGCAGCAGTTGGATCGTCTGCGTTGTACTGTGCAGGGTAGGTTGTGATTGGCTCGATTGGCTTGATGCGCTTGAAGCTATCCTGCTTCACCTTTGCCACATCAATCATCAGAGGCTTCTTCAATTCATCTGGATCTTCATTCCCAAAATCAAGATAGAGGAATGAATGGCCCATGAAGCCATCCATCGTAGCAGCCCAGAGGAAATGATCCTTGACATGAAGTCTCGTCATTTCCTCTTCGAGGCCTGTGATGATGTCATCACGATCCTTATCACCAGTCGTGCGCAGTTTGATCCACTTGCGTGTCATTTCCTTTGCTGTGGCCTCGCTTATGTCGCGGTATTCATTGATCTGCGTCAGCTGGGTGAGGAAAGCATAGCCAGGAAATCCGCCAAAACTGAACAACGCGGATGCCTGTCCATTCTGCCCATAGGCTGGCGGCAGAATTGCATCCATTGCCAGCACATGCGAATCAGGACAAACAACATCTTTGAATGGCGGAGTGTAAGGCTTGAGGCTGAACTCAGGGCGAGGCATCTGATTAAATGCACCAGGTCCCTTTGTGGTCATGGCCCAGAACATCGCAGACTCAGGGATTTCTCCCATCTGCTCTTTATATTTGGCCATCGCCTTGTCATTGTCAACGGCCTGCTCAGCACGACGCTCAGCCATTCTCTTCTGAACCTTGCGGTCAGAGAGCCAGCGAGAGATGAATGGAATTTTCATGATCAAGCCTCAAGCAAACAGCTGGAGCAATTCGTCAGTGATTTCCATCGGGCCGCGAGAATTCAACACTTCTTCCATTGCGCCGATGAAGGAATCCACATCATCGTCATTCTTAATATCAGGGAAATTCGCACACTGGTCAATGAAATCAGGAATCCACCATTCGCCTTCAGGTAGAAGTATAAGGCCAGCTTCGTGGCTTGGCGTCACAGTATCTGCTCGCAGAACTTTATCAGTGGCCGTAATTGATTCAAAGATCGGAATTGCCGAATCTCGCTTGGTTGCCTGGACAGTGGCCTTGCCTGAAGCCGAACCACCACCCTCGACATAGACCTTGCGTGGCTTCCATTTGTCATAGAGCATTTTGACCTGACGCTTGACATCAGGAAACTCAAGCTGGCCCTTCCAGACATCAAGCACATAGTAGCGATTCTTTGCCACACCAAGAGTCGTGCAGGCAGTGAAGTCATTCTGCTTCTTTAGGCCAAGTGCAGTATCCCAACGCTGGATGACATTGGTGAAGCCCATGTCACGATAGACTTCATGAAGCTCCTGTGGGCTCAAGCTACCGAATGGCGCCAGTGGTTTGTACCAGCCCCAGTTCTCACGCTTGAACATATTTCCTGCAGCAGCAGACGGTCGCTGCTGGTAGAGCGAGGCCCACACCTTGGAGCCAACACCAACTGCATCAGCAGTGCCCACCTTGATGCGCTGTAGCATTTCCTCGCTGTAGCGCTCTGGATGAAGAGCTTCACCAGCACGACGCAGCAAAGTGCCATCTTCATCGAACTCATCCTCTTCAGCGATCGCAGGGAAGTTTATGACATCCCACTTCTCGCCATCCTTCTTCATGTTGGCCAGCAGGTGGCCTGCGATGTCATCCTGGTGGCGTCGCGTCATGATGAAGAGAATGCCAGCGCCAGGCATGAGGCGAGTATAGAGATCGTTCACATACCATTCCCAGGTGGCCGCTCTCACGACAGGGCTGGATGCCTCCTCAGCATCTTTGACCACATCATCCATAAGCAGGATATCGCCACCACGACCAGCAATACCACCACCACGACCAGAGCTCTTATATTGGCCACGACGATTGACCACCTCGAAGATGTCAGAGTTGCGCAGGTATGATCCATCAGCCACCGTCCGAATGTTCTTGCCCCACAGGCGCGTCCCTGGAAATAGCTTTGCGTATTCCTCACTGTCGATGATGCGCTGGATGTCGCGATTCACTGCGCTCGCTAGGTCAGCGCCCCAGCTCGTGCCAATGAAGGTTAGGTCAGGATATTTGCCCAGCGCATAAGCTGGAAAGCGTTTGCTGGTGAGCTCGCTCTTACCATGGCGTGGTGGAGCGAAAATCATCAGGCGCGGGCTGCGCTTGTTGATCACATCGTCAAGGAATTTGTCCAGTGCCTTGGCCAACTTGATGTGGAACCAGCCAGCGAGATAATCTGGCTTGGTGTAGAGTGTGAAGCGAATCAACTCACGACGAGCCAACTCCTGATGGATGAGATCAAGAGGCGGCAGGCTTGTGAGTAGAGAGCTGGTCATGAGTTAGCGCTTTGCCAAAAGAGTTTTGTAGGCAATTTGATTACTTGGACTCAGAACCTTTGCCATTCGTTCATGCTCTTGAGCGGCACGAAGATGAGCTCCTGCTTTTTCTTTATCAGAATGAAACTGCTCTTTATATGCAGCCTGGTGAGCAGCAGCAGCATCCTTATGAGCATGGTGAGCCTGCATGCTTGACTTCATGCCATATGAATTTGCCTTAGTGCTTGCAGTTTCTGCTGCCTTGGTAGTGGCAGTATGAATGGGGCCGAGCTTCCGTCCTTCAACTCTTCCAACACCAGACTTTCCGCCACCACCACTGTACTGGTTGTGGCCCTCTGGGTTATCATCACAAGCAGTGATTGATCCTGCGAATCGCTTGGTCATCACAAGCCTCTATTGGCGATGCGCTTGAGCATCGCAGTGTGGATGGCGATTTGCTTTTCGTGATCGCGAGCCTTTGTTGCATTGCCAATGCCCTTGTGAAGCTCAGCAGCATCCTTGTGG